CCTATTGTTAGTATTAAGTTATTACCGGATACGGCAATACTTACACTGTTATCGTCTCCAACAGTGGAAAATGGGAATCTAGCGAATGTATCAAATCCTAAAAGCATAAATTATAAAGGAGAGGGATGGTATGTGGAGGTCCCTCTCCGTTATAAATTATAGCATAGTATATTCTATTTTTAAAGGGATAATTATAGTGTTATTTGTTTGTTTTAAAGTATTCTATGCATTCCGCAATGGTTTGCTGTCTAATGTATTCATCTCTTATCTCTTGTGATGTAGGTTGAGGTAATGGTGAATCCCATCTATCTATAATAAATTCACCAGCAGAAGTTAGATCATAACTTGCACCTGGCGCTAAAGATTTCATTACTGTATTAATACCCCAAGCAAAACCATTTTCATTAGTATATCGTTTTATAGTTGCAGCTACAGATAGTTTGCGGACCGTCATATTATAAGTTCTGTTAAATTTTTATTATTACCAATTGAACCTTTAATAAAAACATTAAAGGCTAAACTAATTCTAGTATTAGTACCTTCTTTATTTTCAACCATATGAGTTAAAGAAGATGGAAATAATATAATATCTCCAGTTTTTACTGTAAACCACCATGTTTCAGAATTATATAAATTCCAGTCTTTTATTTCTGGTTTAATAGTTTGATAACCATCTTTAAAAAATTTAATTTTATCTAATTCTTCATGACAATTAATATAGAATACTCCTGACACTAACGAATTAGGATGTGCGTGTTTATGATGATATTGATTTGTTTCTGTATAATTTAACCAAGACTGTGTAATATAAGGAGTAACTGCATCGGTTATTGATAATACTTTTTGAAAATAATCTTGTACTCTTTTATCTAGTTCTTTTTTAATATTAGTAAATGGTTTTTCGTTTAAGATATAATTATTATTAGAAGTAATGTTACCATCATTTTTATAGAAATCTTTTTTAGATTTATCTACAAACTTTAATTCTAATGGTGTTAATGCTCTATCTAATTTTGACATATAGATAGGTGTTGGAAATATTCCGTTTATTGTTGATTCGATCATTCTTTCTTAAATATAAAGTAAATTATATTTTTTGTAAACTATTATCTTGTTTTAATTTCCCAATTAATTATAGACTCATTCCAATCATAGTATTGATTTTCTTCTAGTTCTGTTGTTGGTTTAGCAACTGGTGCTTCCCATAAACAAGTATTTTCGTTTAATATCCAAGAATTAAAAGGTTTCTTAGGAATAAAGGCATCTCTATCTTCATCATAAGTATAACCAATACCAGCATGATTTTTTCTTAATGGAACTCCACCTTTATTATGAACTCCTCCATAAGTATTATAAGATGTTTGTTTCCAAATAGCCCAACCATGTAGTTTAGTTAAAAAATCAATACCTATTGCTTCTTGTTCAACTCCATTAGCATCATGTAAAACTTCATTAACTAATGATTGAACTTCAATCACTTTTCCATTTAAACCTATTTTTGCGAAACTAGCCATTATGCTGTGTAACTCCCTGAACCATTAAATACTAAAATTTTATTACTACCTGACGTAGATTCTGTTGGAGAACCAGTTGTTGTACCAGAAAAACTTGCAAGTGGCATACTTAATATAACAACTCCTTTACCACCTGCTGCACCACTTGGATCACCACCTCCACCTCCACCTCCTGTATTTACTGTTCCTGCTGTTCCTGCTGCTCCTGGTCCATCACCACCAGTTCCTCCTCCTCCTGATCCTCCACTCCCCCTTGAACCACCACCAGCGTTAGAGTGTCCACCTCCTCCACCTGCTCTTGGAGTTGAAGAACCAGTTATTGAAGAAGCTGTACCTGCTCCACCATCTCCCCCTACTGAACTTGTACCAGCAGCACCAACTGCACTAGCCCCTCCTCCTCCGCCTCCACCAAAAGCTGGACTTCCATTAAAACCAATTCCACCATCATTACCTTGACTAGGTGCTGTACTTGGAGTGTTTCCTGTACCAGCAGTTATGCCTTGATAGTTACCTCCACCACCAGAACCTCCACTACCTCCATTAAATGGAGCATTAGAGTTTCCAGCTCCCCCTCCTCCTCCAGCAGAAGTTATTGTTGTTAAACCTGAACCTGATATTGAAGAATTTGAACCAGAATTTCCTCTACCAGCACTACCTGTTTTAGCAGCTCCACCATCACCAACTGTTACTGTAATTGCTGTTCCAGGAGTTACTGTTTGTGTTGATGTTCTATAACCTCCAGCACCACCTCCAGCTGCATTACCCATTCCACCACTTGCACCACCAGCCACTACTAAAAAATCTATTGAATAAGGTATTCCTAATCCTTGTGTTCCTTCTTGATAACCAGAAATAGGTAACCATCCTTGTGTGGAATCTACATATACTAATGTGATTGCTTCTCTATCTTTAAGAACTAAAACATTTGATGTTTGTCCAACAATATCTTCTCCGTTTGGATCTATTGTTAAAGCATTAGTATCAAAAGTTCCTGCATAATCTATTAAACCTATAATATTGCCAGCGCTTGGTGTTGCCGGCAATGTTACCGTAAAACCTGCTGAAGTTGTATTACAAAAATATCCAACTCCGCTGACCGCTGTGAATCCTGAAGTTTTAGCTGTTGTATCCCAATTCACGGCCCCCGTCGCTCCAAAACCTGTCGCCGTTCCGTTGTTAACCATACTCGCGCCTGCGGGAATGGTAAAGGTATCTCCACTATCGCCTAGCGTTACGCCGGTGCCGGATCGCGGGGTTATCTTATTTACTTTTAGTTCACTCATATTATTCTATTATATCCCAATTTTGATTAATTTCATTCCAATTATATTTATTATTATCATTTGGCATAGAAACTGGTGCGTTCCACAAACAAGTATCTTCATTTAATATCCAAGATGCGTAAGGTTTAGGAGGAATAAAAGCATCTCTTGCTTGGTCATAAGAATAACCTATCCCTGCATAATTTTTTCTAAAAGGTGTACCACCTGATTGATGAACTCCACCTATTGTATTGTAAGAAGTACGTTTGCAAAGTTGTCCACGAAAAGAACCATATTGTTGTTCCCAGTTAAAATTACCTTCTTCTTTACCAACGATAACTTCTGTTACTATATTGTTTTCATCTAAAAATGCGTAATGTGCCATAATATTAATTAAATTGTATTGTTCCTGTTCCAGCAGTAAATGAAGTAGTTTTAAAACCACCTGCTGTAGCTGTTGAAGATGTTAAACCTCCACCTGGATTTGAAATTGTAAGTGTATCAGGATATTTAACAATAACTATTCCTGAACCACCTGATCCTCCTGGTAAAGCAACTGATTCACCTCCACCTCCTCCATTACCCCTATTTGCTGTTCCGTTTGCACCTGTACCCGTACCATTAGGTGGTGTAGTTCCACCTCCTCCTTGACCACCTACAGCATAAGTTATAGATGAACCTGTAATACTATTTGCTGTTCCAGCACCAGATGCACCTCTAACAGAAGTAGTTGCATTTCCTCCAACACCACCTGCACCACCTCCTCCTCCACCAAAAAGGTTTACACTTGCACCACCACCATCAACGGAACCATTACCACCATTATTTCCCTGACTTGGTGAGGTATTTGGAGAATTACCAGTTCCACCAGTTTTTTGTGTTGTTCCACCACCAGCTCCTCCTCCAGAACCACCATTTCCTCCATTGTTTTGGTAATTAGCTCCTAATCCACCACCTGCAGAAGTTGTACTTCCAAAAACAGAATTGTTACCTACAACACCAGTAGAACCACCTCCACCTACTGTTACTGTATAATTTTGTGCAACATTTAAACTTGAAGAAGTAAATGAACGAAAACCTCCAGCACCTCCACCTCCACCAGCATTAGAACCTCCACCACCTCCACCTGCTACTATTAAAAAATCTGCTAAAAATGGTGCTGGTGTTAAAGCATCCGTTCCTTCATTAATTCCTGATGTTGCAATCCAACCTTGTGTTGAATCTATGTAGGTAAGTAT